CTTTATAGTCTCAAATTCATCAGACGTGTTTAGGCCAATCATCTGATTTTTAGCAAAAGAAGTAGGTGCTTGGCCTTTAGGGTTAAATGCTTCTACAGGCTCAAACTCAAGCAGCCACTTCCTGAGTCCAGGTGCATGGTTGGCAATAGACTCAAACAACCTGCTAAAGTAGTTGCTATCAGCCACTTGCCTTAGTTCTTCTTGATCAGTAAAAGGTGTGAACTGAACCCACCATCTTCTGTCAGTATCCTCCAAAGGCAGAGCGTCATGATGGTTTGTGAAGGCAATGTAGTTAACCGTGTTAGGTGCCACATACTCATTGACGCCTTTTGGGTGTATGGTAACCTGGTCATTGGTAATGTATGGCTTGATGGTGTTCAGCACATCATGGCGGTTGTGACCAACCATACGAATCTCTTCTAAAACATTGACGCATCTGCCTGCTGCCCAACTAGTAAAGCCAGTAGCCAGTACGCTAGGAGAGACAATGCCCACATTGGCCATACCCATAACCCCCATCATCAAGTTGCCAAGCACAGACTTACCATCACCTTCAATTCCTTTAATCAAAGGCGCCCAACGAATCTTAACGCCAGGATTCTGGACGCAGTAAGCCATCCAAGAAGTCATGATTGCAGCAGCACCAGGCTCTGTCAAGATCATTGCCAAATGGCCACGCACAACCTCAATGGCTTCAAGGTCACCTTTGCTAAACTCAGCAGGTATATCAGGTGGGCTGTTTTTGTTGTATTCATTGACACACGGGACACCATTCATCTCAAATAGGTCGCCAACGGCAGGTAGATAGATGATCTTGTCAGGCGTAGGAATGCCCCACAAATCAAGAGCCAAAGTAGCTGCAGAGTCATCACCAGTCAACCTGTTGAACATGGCACCAAAGCCTGACTGTGTAACTTTCCTTTTGGTGACAACATTAAAGAACCGGTCTTCATGTGTGACATAAACCCAGTCAGCTGCCCAGTCAGGCACACCATCTCTGCCCTTTGGCTTGATCAGATTCTTGGCGTCGCCAATGGATACAGGGAACTTAAACTCTTTGAATTTGTCTTTAAGTATGTGAGCCAAAACACCACGGCTGATGTGGTCAATGCCAAGCTCTTCTTTGATTGACTCAACCACAGCGGTTCTTAATTGATTAATGTCTGGGCAATCTTTAATCATTGCCTCATACTTTTCAAAGGTCTTTGTCTGCTCAGCTTTCTTGACCTCACCAACTCGCTTGATGATAGAAGCCAGAGTGATTGCACCGCCTCCTGTGCTGCGCTGCTCGCTGAAAGAATCCCACTTGGTTTCTAATTCTTGCCGGTTATAAGTAGATGTGCCTTGACTGACCTCATCCCAGACCTCCATCCATTTGCTATCACCAGAGCCTTGATGATGCAAAGCCATGCCAAGCTGCAGCCAATCTTCATAGTTGTCAATGTCACCCATATATGGTATGAGTTCCTCACTGACCTTGTCAATATCCCAACCAGTCAATGGTGGTTTGTAGGTTTCTAAGGAACTGACCTGATTGTTTGACCCAAAGTGCCTTTCCACAAACCAGCCAATGTCTTGCACAGTATCAGGCAAGCAGTCGTGACCATTCAGTGTGTGGCCTGTGACTGTGAAGTATCTACCGTCACGGTAAACTTCAATGTTGCCCTTCTTGCCTGAGATTGCTAAGTTAGATCTGGTGAATAGCTTTATGCCTTTGCCTGAAGGGCTTATCTCTGCATAGCCATCAATCTTGTCCAACACTTCTGCGGCATCTCTGTTTAACTTACCATCAATAATACAGTCATCAAGGTCAATGCCTTGGAAGTCATTTGACCCATCGATTGTGATGCCTATGCCATCAAAGCCACCCATCAGGTAAGCATCCATGGCATCTTCATAGGTTGTCCATGTAGCAGCAGCCGTGCTTTTTGCCATCTTGCCATCAGTCTGGTAAGGTACCTTTTTCCATACAACCTCACCGTTCTGCTTTGACTGCGGCACCATCTTCCACATCACCCATCGAGGGATTGCCTTTAATTCTGTAGGAATTTTGTTTGGCATTACTGCCAAGACTGTAGGTTTATTTTGCATTAGCTTCACCTCTTTCGTACAAGAGGCTAGCTAAAGCCACGATGTTGTTGGCATCAATGTTTCTGAGCCTAAGTTCTATGAGCATGGTCTTAGAGACCTTTAAGATTTTGCGTGCATCTTCAGCAGCTTCTCTGAGTTCAGGAGACAAGGACAAGAGTTGTTCTTGATGCAAAAAAAACAATGCATCATCGTCAGTTTCATAGTCAGGCATGTTATGGGGTTCCTAGAAAGTAGAAAGTGAAAAAAGAAGAGGAATGAAAATTCTAACACAGAAAACAATGTACAATACATCATGACCTCAAAAAAAGTTAAACCATTTAAAGCCGAGTGCCGACATGCGCTTGAGCTGCTGCTTGTTCACTTTGGCACAAAAGCCGAGATGGCACGGCAGGCAAAGATGAGTAGGAACACAGTTTCTTACTGGTTTACACGTGGCCAGGTAGGCCGTGTGGCTGCCAAAAAGTTCGGTTCAATGAAGCACCTACCATTCACAAAAGAGCAGCTCAGGCCTGATATAGGCAATTGGCTGCCAGTGGCCAAACGCAAATAAATTAAAAAAAAACTAAAATAGTTGTGTACGACTCAAAAAGTGTTGTACAATGCACTCACGGCAACGTCGCCGTCTCAATGTTGTAAAGGATCTATCATGAATCAAGTAACACATAAAATTCTGCGTAATGTCAAAGACCTCAGTCTTGGTGAAGTGTTTGAGAATGACACATCTTTTGGCTTTTACCATGAACCCACTCAAACAGAAAAAGTAGGTTTTGCTGACTTTGATGCAGCTTTAGATGCTTGGCATTGTTTTCATGATGAGTACTTTGAGAATTTGCCACGCAAATAAAAAGCAAAAATAATTGTGCAGCGCTTAAAAAGTGTTGTACAATTATCTCACAGCAATCCGCTGTCTCAATGTTGTAAAAGGAATTATCATGAACAAAGTCTTATTAGTCACAATCAAAAACGTGTATGGCACAGAGATGATTTACCCTGCAAATGATGCAGCTCACATCTTTGCAAACATTGCACGTCAAAAAACCTTGAGCCGTGAAACTCTCAAGAATGCAAAAGCTCTTGGCTATGATGTTCAAGTTCAACAGCCTACATTGGAGCTTGCATGAAATACAAACTTAACATAGACCGTGACGTAGATCAAGATGGCTACGGCGATGATGTGGTCTACATCCTAAATTTGCCTAATGGCTTTAGGTTCTATGATGACCTAGTCCACACAAGAGGCTATGACACTATGGCAGAACTAAAACTGTCAGTCAAGAACGACATCATCCGCTGCGACTGCAAAGATTGCAAACAATGAAACCGTCTTAATGTTGTAAAAGGAGAAATGGAATGACAACGACAAACACTACTTGGTTTGAGTTTCAATCAATAGGCAAATTTGACACACATAAATATCGCACCAATGCAAATGCAAGCATTGTTCAGTTTTGGTCTATTGAAAGCAATAAATGGAAAATAACCAAATCAGCCACTGTTCAAATGCTTGCTATAAAAGAATTAAAAAAAGCCAAAACAACAATCCTTTGGAATTACAACGCACCATACAACAAAGAGTTTTTAGGTGCACAACCAGCACGTGCTTGTGAAGACTACTAGCATGAAAATCTATCTTGCCATTGCTGCTATTGCTTTTCTAATTCCTTTCTACTTAATCGGCGTAGCAACAGCTATGCTCATTGATAAGCTATGGTCATGGGGAACAGATTGAACCTATACCCACATCAAGTTCAAGCGGTGCAATGGCTAGGTCAAAGACCTAAAGCCATTCTCGCCTTGGACATGGGTTTAGGCAAGACTTGTGTGTCTGCCTTAGACTTAGTAAAGCCTGCGCTGGTCGTATGCCCAGCCTCGCTTAAACTTAACTGGCAAAGAGAGCTAAAGATGTGGCGGCCTGACCTAAGCGTACAGGTTATCAAATCACCTAAAGACCAGCCAAACAAGTCTGACGTGACCATCATCAACTATGACATTCTGCAAAAGGTAGACTTACCATCTGTCAGCACTTTGATTGTTGATGAGGCACACTATGCAAAGAACTATAAAGCAAAGCGCACAAAGGTTTTGATGCAGTTGATCAAGGCTGCACCTAATGTAAGTCTACTTACAGGCACACCAATAGTCAATAGACCGATCGAGTTGTGGACTCTGCTCTACTCAATAGGTGCAACTAAGCTTGGTTACTTTGAGTTTGGCATGAGATACTGTGCTGGTTGGAAAACGCCTTGGGATACCTATGACTTTAGTGGGTCAAGTAAGTCTACGGAGCTAGCAGCCGTGCTTCAACCATTCATGCTGCGGATGACAAAAGCTGAGTGCTTAAAAGATCTGCCATTAAAAACTTATAGAGTCATTGAGCTTGATTTACCTGTTGATAAGCGTGAAAAAGATTTTAGTCAAAAGCAAATTGACAAGCCAGACTCAATACCTTTTGAAGCTATTAGTGACATTCTTAAGATGAACGCTGAACGCAAGCTGCCTGATGCAATCACATACATCAAAGATTGTCTTGAACAGACCGACAAGGTCGTAGTGTTTGCTCACCACATACATATCATTGACGGTTTAATGGATGGACTTAAAGAGTTTAACCCGGTTAAAGTAACCGGTTCTGTTAAGAATGAAGATAGACAAACAGCTGTTGACACGTTTCAAACGGACAAAGCTTGTAGAGTCTTTGTAGGCAATATCAAAGCTGCAGGAGTAGGTCTAACTTTGACTGCTGCAAGTCATGTAATTTTTGTTGAAGCCAGCTGGTCACCAGCAGACATACAACAAGCAGCAGACCGCTGCCACAGAATTGGACAGAAGGACAATGTTACGGTCGACCTTCTGACCATATCCGAGTCCATCGACTCTTTAGTGCTGCATTCAGTGCTAACGAAGATGGATGTCATCGACCGTATTATTAAGGAGTCCATCATGGATCAATCTCTCATTGCACAAAAACTTCGTGAACTTGCTGACCTGTTTGACCAACAAGTAGTAGCCCCTAAAGCAATTAAAGAAACAAAAGCTGTAAAGATAGAGCCTGCAGCAGCACCAATGGACGTAGCAGCAGCGCCAACACTTGATGATCTTCGTCAAGGTATGGCTGAGTTAATTGGCGCAGGCAAGCGTGACAAAGTCATTGCAATTCTTGCAAACCTTGGCGTTAAGAAAGTTAGCGACATTAAAGATGACAAATTTGCAGAAGCAATGGGCATGATCAATGGCGCACGCTAAACTATCACCCTCAGCAAGTGCCAGGTGGATGACCTGCCCTGGCAGCGTTCACTTAGAGCCTGACTTTAAAGGTGGAGACCCAAGTGTGTATGCAGAAAAAGGCACTGCAATGCACACAGTCTCTGATGACTGTTTGACAAAAGGTCTTGAGCCTAAGTCATTCATTGGCAAGACCATCAATGGTCACATCATTGTGCAAGACATGATTGATATTGTGCAAGTGTATGTGAACTACATTCAGTCTTTAAATGGCCAGAAGTTTTATGAAGAGAAGGTCACTCTTGCTGAAGTCATCAATGATTGTTGGGGAACAGCTGATGCTATCATCATTGAAGGTTCATTGATGCGAGTCATTGACCTTAAAACAGGCGGTGGTGTAAGAGTAGAAGCTGAAGGCAATACGCAGCTGCTTTGCTATGCATTAGGTGCTTACTTAAAGTATTCGCCTGCGTATGACATAAGCGCTATGGCATTGACAATCGTGCAACCGCCAATGGGCAACATTGACACATGGACCATTAGTGTTGAAGAGCTGCTAGCTTTTGCAGAAGCACTTAAACTGGCTTATGCTGCAATTCAAAATGAGCCTAACAAGTTTGTAGCAAGTGACAAAGCTTGTAAATGGTGTCATGCAAAAGCACAATGTCCTGAGATGAAGCGGTTAGCCAATGAAGCTGCTGCAGTAGACTTTAACAGCATGGGTCTAGATACTGTTAAAGAATGGCTACCTAAACTTAAGATGCTAAGCTTGTTTATTGAAGCTGTAGAAGCTAAAGCAAAAGACACAATGTTAGCAGGCGGTTTAATCGAGGGTTGGAAAGTTGTTGAAGGTCGCAAAACTAGAAGCTGGACAGACCCTGTACAGACTGAGTTGTGGCTGAAGCAGCTTGGCTATGACCAGATTTATACAAAGCCTGTATTGCTAAGTGTTGCTCAAATGGAAGCTGCACTTAAAGGTGAGAGTCTAGATCTTGATGATTTTGTGACCATAGGCTATGGCCAACCAACCATTGCTCCTGAAAAGGATAAACGGCCTTCTGTGGACAAAAACCAGTCAGCCAAAAAAGATTTTGAAAAAAATGCAAAATAATTGTGCACAGCCTAAAAAGCGTTGTACAATTAACTCACGGCAACTTCGCCGTCTCAATGTTGTAAAGGATTTATCATGTCACACGAATTAGATTTCTCAAACGCACAAGCCAACTTTGCTCACGTAGGTGAAAAGGCATGGCACGGTCTTGGCCAACAGTTAGAAGCTGGCCAACCTATTGAAGTATGGGCTAAAGCAGCAGGTTTGTCACACACAGTCGAACGCTCTATGGTTCAGTACGCAGCAGGCGATATTTTGTTGCCACATATTGGTCGTGACGTGTTGTATCGCTCAGACACACACGCACCTCTTGGCGTTGTTGGCAAAGACTACAAAGTAGTGCAGCCTTCTGATGTATTAGACTTCTTTGCTAAGTTAGCAGAGAACAACAACTTTGAACTTGAAACAGCAGGTTCACTTTCTAATGGCAAACGTATTTGGGCAATGGCTAAAGTCAATGACGGCGCAACAGTAGTTGGTCAAGATGTAGTCAAGCCTTATGTGTTGTTAGCAACATCTTATGACGGCACATTAGCTACAACGGCTCGCTTTACTAGTGTGCGTGTTGTTTGCTCAAACACTCTTGGCTTTGCTACAGAAGAAGGTGGTGACACAATAAAAATTAACCACTCTAAAGAGTTTAGCGCTAAAGACACTGCTCTTGATTTAGGCATTGCATTTAACTCATTTGACAAGTTCTTAATTGATTCGCGCCGTTTAGCTGCAAAAGAAGTCAACAGTACTTTTGCTGTGGAGTTTCTTAAGTTGCTTTTGCCTGCGTCTGTCCGTACAACTACAGTCAATGGTATCAAGACAAAAGAACCTGTGCCAGTAGAAAATACAAAAGCTTTTCAGTCAATCATGGCTTTGTTTAACGGTCAAGCTTTAGGTTCTGACTTGCCAGAAGCTAGCGGCTCAGCTTGGGCATTACTCAATGCTGTAACAGAACATGTTGACCATGGTCTTAATCAAAATGCAGCATGGTTTGGTTATGGCAATGTTATCAAAAACAAAGCACGTGACTTGCTGATGGATGTGGTCTAACGACCAAATGACAGACCGGAAAGACGGTCAATTTACTTCAACGTTTAAAAGGAAAATCAATGTCAAAAATTATCACTCCGGAGTTCAGAGGTTCTTTCGTGCATCTTCTTGAGCCGCATGCAATCAAAGGCGTAGAAGGCGCCAAGCCACGATACCAAATTACCATACCTCTTCCTAAAAAGGATAAGTTTTGGCAAGAACTGAATGGCTTAATCGAGGAAACAGCTAAAGGCAAATGGGGCAAGATTCCTCCAAAGATGAAATCACCAGTTAAAGATGGCGATGAAGAAGAGCGGCCTGAACTGTCTGGCTGCTATAGCGTGCAAGCCACGTCTAACAACAAGCCTGGCATTGTTGGCACAGACTTAAAGCCAATCATGTCTGCTGATGAAATCTATAGCGGTGCTTACTACCGTGCTTCTATTCGTGCTTATGCATGGGAGCATCCAACAGGTGGCAAAGGCGTATCGATTGCACTTGACAATGTCATGAAAGTTAAAGATGGTGAAGCATTCAGTGGCAGGACTGAAGCTAGCTCTGACTTTGCTGACTTTGCTAAAGAAGACGCTGACCTTTTAGGTTAAAGACTAAGCTAGCACAAGCTTTGTGTGCCTATCAGGAGCGTGGCCTGTCCAAACAATCAATACGAATAGGAGTTAGCAATGGAATCAAAAGTAATGGATCTTGTGAAGGCTATGCATGAAAAGTTTGGCATAGAAAATACAACAGGCCCAAGCCATCTCACAGCAGAAGAAAAAGAATTTAGGTCTGCAGCAATGCTCGAAGAGTTAAACGAGTACATTGCAGCAGACACACTAGTTGACCAGTACGATGCACTCTTAGACTTGATTGTCTTTGCAGTTGGCACTTTAGAACGTCACGGCTTTCCATTGCTTGCAGGCTTTGAAAAGGTCATGGAAGCAAACATGGCCAAAGAGCTTGGTCAAAATGGTGAAAAGCGTGGTGGCTTTAAACGTGACTTAGTCAAGCCAGAAGGCTGGACTCCTCCAGAAGCAAAGCTGCAATTAATCTTAGACAGCAATACAAGCCCTCAGGTTGCATTTGACTTTGCACCAAGTTCAGATGGAAATATTGTGGCTGGTTTTGCACCAAAGTTTGATGCAACTAAGGTCCGTCTTGACTTGCTGCCAATTGAACCTATGATGCAAATTGCCAATGTCTTTGGCTTTGGTGCTAAGAAGTATTTTGCAAACTCATATAGACAAGGCGAGACCGTTGCTTGGTCACGTACTTATGGATCGATCATGCGTCACATGATGGCCTTCTGGTCTGGTGAAAACAAAGACCCTGAGTCAGGTTTAGACCACCTTGCACATGCAGGCACACAACTATTCATCTTGATGGAACATGCTGCACACAATAAAAACAAAGATGATAGGTTTGTAAGGAGCATTTTATGACTGCCGCATACTTTGAAGACCATCCAACAGACCCTGATAAGGTTATCTTGCGTAAGCCCGGGCTTGACCAAGGGCCAGACTACGAGCGCGGGTTCGTTGACGGGATGCAACACCAGATGCAGTCCAGCGTGGACAGGGCAGTCAACGCCATGACACAGCCAACTTATTACATCCCGAGCAAAGACCAGAAAACATGGGTGGGGTTGACGGATGCGGAGATTGATGAAGCAATCAAGGCTTGCAACACAACAGATACATACAAGTATTTCAGAGCCATTGAAGCCAAACTTAAGGAGAAAAATACATGAAAGTACACCACCTTAAAGATTGGGATGCTACTGCCATGCTCACCCATGCAATAGAACGCATACAGCCTGATCAGTCTTGCATTGTGTTGTTTTATGAAGATGATGAACTTAAAACACTTTCGTCACATGTAGACAACCAACATGCCGTATGGATGTATGAACTGGCAAAGCTGGTCGTACTGCATCAATGTGTTGACCATTGAAGCCAAACTTAAGGAGAAGAACACATGAATGTCCAACAAATCCGTAATGTCTTGACAAATAAGCTAGCAGCACAAGACTTTGCAGAAGACGGTAACATTGAGATTGTCAATGCTTCATTTATTGCAGATGAGCCTTTGATCTTTGGTGAAGTTGACGACACCTGGAATGCTAGAGAGTTGCGTTGGTACATGAGTCAATCTTTAAACGTCAATGAGATAGCGCCTCCTGTCCC